TGTTGAGTGAGAAAGCACAAGCAAAATCTGATTCTCTTGGTTATGTTCCTCTTCCTGAGGGATTGCGCCAGAAAGCACTTTTTGCTGTTGATACTCTTAAGTAGTAATTTATACACAGGGGGTCTTGACAAGACCCCCTTTTTGCTATATACTATGTAAAGAATTATTACAGGAGGTAACAATGACTGTAACAACTAATGAACACGGACAACAAAATTTGTTTGCCCGTGAACCACAAATGTACGTCTCCAAAACCGACGCAGAGCGTTATGGTTATGAGACCTATGCAGAACGTGCAGAAAAACTCAATGGTCGCACTGCGATGATGGGTTTTGTTGCCGCCTTGATTTCTTACGCAGCAACTGGTAAACTGTTCTTCGGCATTGTCTGATGACCGAAACTATCTTTACAATCACTAGCATTTCATTCTTTGTTCTGCTAGGATTTTCTGTAGAAAAACTTTGTGAGACTTATTGATGATTGGTAAACTTGAACCTGAAGATCGAGTGATGGAATCTCCGTCCTTGTATGAACAAGTTGCTTCTCTCATTCAAAAGTTTGGATGGGAAGAAGGTGATGAGATTTCTGTTGAAATGGCAGGAACTCAAGTATCAGGTATTGATGTTGGTGAAGAGTACAATAAGAAGTGGCAATCACCTCTTGGTACTCGCAAAATCAACAAAGATGCTTTTATTGTAATCAAAAATCAAACTCGTAGGGACTTGAGTAAATCTCAACCCAATCCAGAACTCAAAGCACATCATTCTTAATTATTTTAAATCTAATGCCTGACATTGCTGAACTCCTTACTTATTATGTTATTGGTGGTGCTCTTTTGATTGGAGCACCTGCAGTATTCTTCCTTATCGCATTTATGCCTGCCCTTCAAAATACGAAGGGTCGTATGGTAGGATACAAAGACCATAAAACTTATGGTGATAGTTCCATCTACGAAAATACCCGTGGAGATAACACTAAATTTTTTCTTGAACTCTCATGAATAAATTCTATCTTTTTTCTAAAAAGTCATGCGGACCTTGCGCTCTTGTCGATAAATACATGAACTCTATCAAGGATGAACGCACTTCTCTTTTAGAGAAAGTAGACCTTGAAGATTTTAGCGACATTCCAATTCCACAGGAGAACCTTGACCTTGCTTCTAAGTATGGTGTAACGGCAACTCCTGTTCTTATCATCACTGATGCTGATGGTATCAAACTCGAAGAGAAAGTTGGAGGAATGCAAATCACTCAAAACATTAGAAAGTTATTTGACCAGTATGCCTAATCCAGACCAACTTTATATCGACATGCAGAAATTAGATGATCTGTATGAAGAACTACTGTGGCACCCAGACGATGTGCTACAATTTACTCACGATGGTCAAAAGATCATCATCACTAACAAAACACTAGAGGAAAAACAATGAACGAACGCGCAGAACGTATTAACGGTTGGGCAGCAATGATCGGTATCATGGCTGCTATGGGGTCCTATGCCCTTACTGGCGACCTGATTCCGGGTATTTGGTGATGTTGTTGTTAGCAACTATCCTGGTAGGAGCATTTATTTTTGGTAGTGCTCTAACAGATGATGTTGATGATGACGATGACCACCAAGGTGGAATGATGGTTCCTGTTGCCGTCCCTACCCCTTGACAACCTAGATAAAATACCCTATTATGGGGAGACTCAATGGTCTCCCATTTTTTATGCTCAAACGAATCCTAACACTTCTAATGATGGGCGTCACAGGGTCTGCATGTGCGTCTACAATCGCCACAGCACCCCCTCCAGTAGAGATTCCTGTTATTCCCTATGAACCTACTTGGAAGTGTGAGGATTGCACTCCTAACGAACAATATGTCCTTGCACAACTCCAAGAACACACCCAAATCACGGATCGTAATGCACTTGCAACGATCATGGGAAACATTAAATCTGAAAGCAACTTCATTCCCAACATATGCGAGGGAGGGGCTAGAGTTTCTTACAGGGATTGCACTCGGGGTGGGTATGGCCTTATTCAGTGGACCAGCCTAGGACGATACAATAATCTAGGTAAGTTCTGTGATAAGTACGACTGCGACCCCAGCAGTCTGGAAGGACAGACACGATACATGATTAATGAGAGTGTCTTCCAACGGTATCTACCTGAGTTTGAGGGCAGTGGAAAAACTGTCTCCCAATACATGGTTCCCGCCTATTATTGGTTAGGATGGGGTATCAAGGGGTACAGAGAGCAGTATGCCTACGATTATACTAACAAACTGGTATTAGCATGATTAAACGATTTGCATCTATGATTCAGTCTGCCGTGAAGGCAGTGACTTCCGAAAAAGAACTTGAGTGTGCAGTAGATGAAACTACTGTTCCGTGCGAAACTCTTGGGGAAGTTTATTATAGTCCAGAAGCACAAGGAACTTGGTGGACTGGTGTTCCTGCACCAGCAGTTCTTGAAGATGATCCTTGGTTTGGTCCTGCTCCTATTTCTGATTCTAATCGAGATTACATGGAGCAAGAAACTTTAATTAAACAGGAAGAGTATCAAGAAACTCATTCTGTGGAGTCTGAAGACATTCACCAAGTGATGTATGAGATTGCGACGAGTAATTGGAATACCGTAGATGAAACAAAGCAATCTATGGGTGGGTCTGAGAACTTCCAAGAGGGTTGGAACTCTGGCACTGGTATGGGGCAGTATCGATGACTGAACAAGACTGGCGGTATTCTGATGATAGAATGGCACTAAGAACTAGTGCTCTCAACATTCTTCTTAAGAAGTTTGGACATCAACTTTCTTCTGACGGAATACCTAGATACACTAACCAAAGTATTTACGAATGTGTCCATGATTGGGTTTCACAAGGTAATGTAAATACTAATGGTATCGTAAAATATTATGAGGCTTATTACGCATGAAAAAACTTTTTATTAGTCTGCTTGCTGCAGCATCACTTGCTGCTCCTGCCCTTGCACATAAGAGTCCAGAACTTGCCCAAGGTGGTGGTTTAACTGGTGGAAATGTGAGCAGCAAAACTTCAGACCCAGAAGTTAAGTTTTATACTCCCGATGCCACTGGGTGTATGATTCTTCGAGAGTGTACAGATGGAGTCAAACAAGTATTCAGTTTACTTGATGTATCTTCTGAGTATGATGATCCTACTCGTTTTACTTCTATTGCTAACGAGTTCAACTCCATGCTCGTTTATCTCAATCAAGTCGGAGTTGACGTGTTTCTAGCAGAAGAAAAGTATTTTTCTGTTTTCACTAGGGGAATGTATCAGACAGAGCACAACAGACTCTTTCTGAATAAATCATTCATGCGTCGTCCCAGTGCGTTGATGGCAGTGATGAGACATGAAGGTTATCATGCTGCTCAAGATTGTATGGCAGGAACAATTGATAATACGTTTATGGCTATTATTGAACCAGAAGAAGATGTTCCTCAATACTGGCAAGATGTTGTGAAAAAAACTTATGCCGACATGCCTGGTGCTATTCCTTGGGAGAAAGAAGCATTCTGGGCAGGGCATACTGAAGGTATGACTCTGAGTGCTCTGAAGGCATGTGCATCACCTACGCCGATGTGGGAAGTTTATGAACCAACACCACTGACCCGTAAATGGTTAGTTGAAAAGGGATTTATCACTAAATAATAAAATCCTACACAGGAAAACCAGCCAAGAAGAGTTCCGTGAGATTTCTCTTCATGTTATATTTGGGAACTCTTTGTTGGATACAAGAAATCTAGAATGACTAACTTAACAAGAGATGTATTAATCAAAACCATTGTTGCTAATGAAATGAGAATCCATGATGGTTCTGATTATACAAAACAACTTAAGACTGTCTACCACAAATGGGAACATGAATCAAGTGAAGAACTTTGTAAGCAATACAATAAAATTGTCAGTACAAACTTAACAGTTGATGCATTGGTTCCCTAAATAGCACTGCCTTACTCTATACTCATGCTTGGAAAATCCAAAGTAGAAGTAGAAGAGAAAGACCACGATGAAAAGAAAGAATGGTTAGGTGATTTAGTCAAAGTAGTAATACTAATTTGGTCTGCATCTCTCCTTACTGCTAGTTACGTTAGACTTCCAAACGGTCAAAAAATCTTAGATTTTGATCCTACCTTTATCGCTTCTGTCTTCAGTGGATCCTTAGCTGCCTTTGGATTAACTCCTGCTAGAAATGGTAATGGTAATGGAAAAGTAGTAGTTGCAAAGAAAGAAGAACCACCTGTAGTTTCTGCCGTTGAGCCTAACAAACAATGAAATGGACATCAAAAGAATCCACAGAAGTTGTAAGTGAAACTCCATCAGCACCAAAGAGCAGTCCTTTTAAATGGGTTGCTTTGAGTGTTGGTGGGGTTATTGCTTTAGCACACATTGGTGTTCTTGGACATCTTATTAAGAAAGAACCACCAGTTCAACCAGCACCTACAATTAATCTTCCTAGAGGTCCTTATTCATCCTACAAAATCAAAGCTGGAAAGGATGGATATGAGATTGAGTATCGTGCAAATGACCCTAAAGTATTAGAGTCTGAGAGATCTTTAAATCTTGATAAAACCAAGAAAGGATTTTTTGGTGGTGGAACTGAAAAAAGAAATGAATATCGTCGTGACCAATACACTATGGACGGAACACGTAACATAGGTGGAGGTGCAACTGATGCTGAGGGAAAGTCTGCAAAAGACGTAGAGTGTTTGATCGCGGACGCTGGAGCACGATCACAAGGTGCAATGGCAGGGACAGCAATTAGCACTGGTGTCTTAGTTCCTGCAGTAATGAATATTCCTTACATTGGATGGTTAGCAGCAGGATGGGCATCTCTTCTCGGAAATCAAGTTGGAGAAACTATTGGATCTGAAGTAGGGTCTGCATTTAATGACTGCTGATAAAAAGGTAGAAATAAACTTCGAACACCATTGGGGTGGTGAAGATACTTGGTATTTAAAAGCAGAGAGATGGGCAAAGAAACAAAAGTTTCCCATCGATCATCTTGCTTTAGGGTTTATCACTTGGTTGAAAGAACTGTGGATAGATGCAAAGATTGAAGCAGTCATTAGGGATGTTGATAAACAAGCAGAAGAAATAAGAAAACAATGGGAAGAGGAAAAGAAGAAACCTGTTATCAAATCAACACCATCTGAAGTAGAAGGACTAGATATTATTAGCATTTCTACTTTTGATGAATCTGATTCTTCGTCCTCTGAATGATGTTAATGATGTAACCTGGAGTATCATCTGGTGTATGGTGATACTTCTTTTTGGTGTGGCGTATTATATTGCATACATAATGAAGATAGCATACCAGGAGTTGGAAGATGGGGAAGATGCTGCCGCCGAACAGGAAGAGTTGTTACAACTTCCGAGTAGTGGAGATCAACAGAGTTCTTGATGGAGATACGCTGGATGTAACAATTGATTTGGGATTTGATCTTTATAAGAAAGAACGTGTTCGTGTTGCTGGAGTTGATACTCCAGAGAAGAGAACAAGAGATGAAGAGGAAAAGGCATTAGGTTATGATGCAACAAACTGGATTAAAGAAAAGTTGGAAGGTGCGATTGAAGGAGAAGATGATCTTGTTATTCGTACTGAGCTTGTTGGGGGTGTTGGAAAATATGGCCGTCTATTGGGATGGTTATACATTGGAGACGCCGACCTCTCACTTAACGAAATGATGATTACTGAAGGGTATGCTTGGGCATACGATGGAGGCACTAAACAAAAGAACTTTGAAGAACTTCGTGAGATTCGTAGAGCACACGGAACCCTTGTAGAGTGATGGATGGGCACATAATAGAACAGCAGATTAGAATTCCTCCTACTGCTTCACCGAATGGTGGTATGATTATTCGTAAAGGAATTACCATCACACCCCAACCAGAAACACAAATACAGATAGATAAACAAGTGATTGATAGGACTGTTAATCCAGATGGTTCTGTCACAACAAGAGAAGTATGTGATGGTGCTATAGAAATAGGACCACTGAAAACTTGTTTAAATGAGTTTGGTACTTTACAATCTATTGGTATTGTTGCTGCTATAGCATTTTTGATTATACTTTGGAGAAAACTTAAGTAGGAGAATCAAATGCAAAAAGTCATTAACACAATCGCACTTCTTTCAGGACTTGTATCACTATCAGTAGTTGGTGCTGGTGCCTATCTTTATATGAATAAGGATGCAATGATTGAAGACATTCGTAAGCAAGCAACAGAGCAAGTCACGAAAGCAATCACAGAAGCATTGCCTGGTATTATTGATGCAGCACTCCCAGAAATGCCTGAAGTGCCAGAAGTTCCTAACAAAACTGGTGGAGTTATCCCATTTTAATTAGAATTCAATTAAAACCTTGTGAGAAATGTTAAATAGTATTGTTGTATGTTCTTTCTAGACTATGGCTAGATCACCTGCAAAGAAACGAAATGATAATCAAGACAAGTTTTTCTTGTATGTGATTTTTTTCCATTTATTCACTGCTATTTCTAATTTATTTAAAGATTGATGCCTGAAATTCGTGATGTTAGTATTAGAGAGATTGGTATTCCACCAGTCAGAAGTGTTTTTACAGGACTTCCTCAACCAATAATTAATGAGGTTCCTGTTCCCGTTACAGTTACAATAGGTTCTCCCATAGTAAATGTTCCTGGATGTGTTGAGGCAAATCTTGATGGTCCAGGATTGATTGATGATGATCCAAATGGAAATGTTGTTTTTTGTGATGGACAAACTCCATCATTTAATCCAATTGATTATAAACCAGAAGAAGAACCACAACAATTAACTGGTCCACCAGAACCAGAAGCACCAAAGTTAAAAGACGAAACAAAAGATACTGAAGGTATTGATAAAATACCTCAAACACCTCAGTTACCTACACCAAAAATTCCAGAGATTACTATTCCCAGTTGTAAAGAAGATGAAGAGTACAACGAAGAACTGAGGATTTGTGAGAAGATTGAGAAAGAAGAAACGATAGAAATAATAGAAGAACCAACATTTGTAGAACAGTATCTTCCATCAGCAGAAGAAGTTACTACTACTGTTACTATTGCCGTTGCTGCAGCATCCGCAGCAGTGTTTGGTAAACCTTTAGCAGAATTAATCCTTAAATTAATAAAACCTGCCGTTAGGCAGGTTGCTAATAAGATTCAAAAGAAAATGGGTAAGAAGGATCTTATTTTGTCTGTTGCTGAGAGACGCCAGTTGCAGAGGGACCTGAAGAAATAGGTGGTAGTTTAGGAATAGAATGGCGGTGTGGAGCAATCGCTGTCTTATTCATCACAGTTACATCAGCACAAATCTTTGCCATCTCCGTACCAGGAGTAAACATAATTCCCTCTTTCATTAGAGAGCCACAATTCTTAAGACGAGCGAGTTCAAAGTCAAGTCTCTTGTTAGCAGTGATTTGTTGCTGTAAAGAAATTTGTGTTGCTGCTGCTTCTTTACATTGGTCTTGTAACTTTCGGTCCAATGGACGAGACCAAGTAGCAGAGAAACCTAAAGAGAGATTATAGTTATCCTTTTGCCCTGTTCTTGTGCGTTTGTAGAATACTATATCTCCAGGATTATCTAAGATACCATCACCAATAGGATTTCCGAATTCATCAAAGGCACCGAAGTTGTCGGTCACATCATACACGGGGTCATTATAATATGGTTCGTATGGTTTAGCAGCAGATACACTACCAGTTACATAAGGAGTGAAATTTAGAGTTGGTCCCTGACACTGGATCCCACCGCCGTAAGTGTTTGTGATGTATGGGCCCTGTAAAACCTGTATTGCCTGATTAGTAACAGAACCTGAAGAGTTAGCAACAGGATTAGCTGTGGCGCTAACACCACCCACAGTATTAGCCAATGCTTGAGATGGCGATAGTAGTCCAAGAAGAATTATTCCTACTGACTGAATATGGAGGTTGTGTCTGTTGCGCTTTCTATGATTGTCTCTCTTTGAATTATTGTCTGATTGCTTAATCCTGGTCCCAGATAAGTTTCTGTAAACTGGAAAGCTTCTCCTGGTATTGTCTGCTTCCAATCCTGCGAACCTACTTGTAATCCAGTCCATGTCGAAGTCACTCCGTCGATACTGTTGGTTGTTGATGTCTGTGGAAGATTTATTGTTCCGTCAGTTGTTTGTACATTAGTCCCAGTTACCGAATACTGATAACCAGTATTGTAATCCATCGAATTGATGGTTTCTGTGATAGTTTGTTTTGTCTCTGTTCGACTGGTCATTGAACCTTGAGTGAAGTTTGGTACAACAGGAACACTCCAAGCAGGTTGAAGTGCTCCATGTACCACACCAAGAATCAATCCAAGTCCGATTGCTTCTTGTAAACGAGTCATAATAATCAGTTCATTATAGAGATTTCACTTACAAAT